GTGCTACCAAGCACGCCATAGAAGTCGGTGAACCCGACAGAGAACGCGCCTGTAATGCTGTGCATAACGCCCTTCGTGCGGAAGTCCGTGAACATATCCGTCGCGGGCTTCTCGCGCCAATAGAAGCGCAGTTTATGCACTTTGGGCGCGGCGAATAGGAACCAATCGTTGGTGTCCTGCAGATACGGAACGCACAGGGTGTCAGGAACGACATTCTTGAAGGGGTTCTCATAGAACGCAGACCCCGTGCTACTTGGCGCAGTGCTACCAACCGCGATGTTCGGGTAGTAAGAAGAATGAAGCAGGGTGTACGCAACATACTTCAGTTCAGGCGGAACAATCAGCATTCGGGGTTCAATTACAACAGGAATGCCCCGATGGTTGCGCCAACGGTGGAAGCGCGTCAGAGCCTGCTCCAACCCTGTCGCGGTCAAAGCAACAGTCAGGCGGTTGTTGAAAGTCTCGCCGTTGAGCAGGGGTTGGTTGTTGCTGAACAGCGGGCGCGTGCCGAAAAAGCCGTTGGCGATGACGCTCCACGAAACTAACTCAACGGTGTGCTTCATCGCGCGGACGGCTTCGCGCACAAGTTCCGCGCCAATCTTCGCATACAAGTCTTCGCGAAGCAGACGCTTACTAACCGTCCACATCATACCGTAATCTTTGTGGACATACAGCACGCGGTTCCCCGTCAGAGCGCGGTCGGTTGGCAGTTCGGAACCGTCGCTGTTCCACTCAGGCACAGCCCCGAAGCCCGCTATAATCAGTTCCTCTTCGTAAGCGCGGTTAGAGGTCTGCACATCGTAGACCTTGCTATACAGTTCGGGGTAGTTCTGATACTCCGAAAGGAACACCTCGCGGATACCTACCCGCAACAAGTCGGGAAATTGACCCGTAGTCATCATACTCGCATTCATCGTCCATTACCCTCCTTCATTAGCCTCCGAAGACAATCAGCAGGCGTCCGTCGCTCAGCACCTGAGCAACCCGCCCCGTAGCAGGATTACCACCATTTGGTGCAACCCCCCATCGGCGCGTGGTGCTGTTGTAAACAAACATCGTGGTCGCGCCTACATTTAGCGTTGGGTTTTGGAAATAAACCCCCGACGCGCTGTCAATCTGTCGCATAATCAATTCCGTTTTGTTAGGCGAAAGTAGGGCAACCAACGGTTGACCGTTGAGGTGTCCCCCAAAAGCAGGGTATTCCCCGCTGTCGGGAGCAATCCCTACAACAATACCGTCATAGCGATTTACGCCTACGCCACTACCCCCCGACGGGCTTCGTACTAACTCGCCCGAACTGTTGAACTCAACCAAATCGCCTACTTGAACATCGTTGTAAGTGGTAGCGGTCGGGTAGGTGGCGTACTGCACGGCGTCTTCCCAAATGTACGCCTGCGAAGTGTTGACCCGCGTGCGTACTCCGCGTTCCTCCATCGTTTATCACCTCATACTTAGATTTGCTCAGCCCTTCGCTTTCAAGGGCGAAGGGCTTTGAAGGGGCAGGCTTTGCCTACCCATCTATGTATAACGCCTGCCCCCGTGCTTTATGTTCCATCCTTAGATGATGATGGTGCGCTCAGGAACGCCATCCGTAGCCGTCTTTTCCACTTCTTCTTGGATGTTGAAGTAAGCGTTTTCGGCAGAACGCACCATTTCGTCGTAGTGCTTCTTCCGCGCTTCTAAAAAGGCTTCGCCGATAGCACGGGGACGGCGCATAAGTTGCAGTTCTCTGAACCGCACCTTACCGAAGGCGTTCGTCTCCCCATCGCCTTCCTTCACTATCTCCCATCCGCGTCCCTGCGCCCAATCGGTGCAGTGGGGGTGGTTGCCATCTACGGCAAACCACCCGTAGTCATACCCTTCTTTCGGGTTGCGGACTAACAGTGGGTCGGCTTCGGTGATAGCGCGGACAAAAGCACGCGCTTCTTCTAAAGACATCGGCTCCTTGCTTTCTACTACCGTCGGCTCGGTCTTTTTCATCGCGCCTGCACCTCCTTAGTGCGCTCGGCTAAGACCTTCTGATACAGGTCGTCGGCGTCTAAGCCCCAAATCTCGGCGTACCGACGCAACCGCTCGGTTTCATCCATCGGCAACGACGGTTTCTGCGTCTTTGCCTGTTCCGCTTGCTTCTTCACCTGATACTCCTTTTGCTTCAGCGCGTATAGACCGTAGAACATTAGCGCGGTTGCCTTTGTCAGGTCAGGCGTAATAGCGTGCGGTGGGAAGGACGATAGGTACTGCTTTGTCAGGTTGACGATACCCAAGTCCTCTAACTCAGGGTGTTCCTTCAACAGTGGAGACAGCCCTTCCTGAATGGCAACCTTGACTGCCATCTTGATAAACTCATTCGGCTGTTGCTCCTCCACCTCGCCTTCTTCATCGGCTTCTTCGTCTCCTTGCTTAGCGGGGCGAGGGCGGGCAGAAGCAGGCGACGGCTGAGGGGGTTGACCCCATCGCTGTTGCTCTTCCATCTGCGTCAGACGCTCAATCTCCTGTCGCCACAGTTCCTCAAACGACAGTTCTACCGTCGGTTCTTGCGCAGTCGTCGCCTGCTGTCCTTGCTGTGGCACTGTCGGCACTGCTTGTGTATCCATCATCACTCCTCCTTAGTTCCTACTGAGTAGGTGAATTCATAGCGGGCGTGTTCTATTGCCCGCTCTATGTCGGTTAGGGTGCGATAACGCACCTTCGCCTGAGTGTATTGCTGTACCGTCTGATGGACGGAAACAGCAGGGTCTTCATCTGCGTAAAGGAGAGCGGTCAGCAACCGCTGTTTCTCCTCACCGATGAATTCTTCTATCGTCTGTACGATGTAGTAGGCTTCCAACAGTTTCTCTAAGGGCACAGTCGTTCTCATCCTATCATCCCCACGCTATCCATCGGCACTTCGCCCCCTGCTAACCCCATCATCCCATTAGGCATACTCAGCCCCATCAACGGGTGGGTCTCAGGCGTAGGAGTAGGGGCTTCGGGGGTAGCAGGCTTCTCCCCGATGATGGCTTCAGGGCGGTTGATACCCATCAACCGCAGTATTTGCGCGTCTACCTCCCATCGTCCTTCGGGTGGCAGTTGCTCATACATCAGTTGACGGACGATGAGCCACCGCTGTTTGTCGGTCTCCCTGTTGACCGAAGCGGTGTTCGGCTCTATCGTAAACTCGGTCTCCCTTACGATGTCGTCTATGGTGTAGTCTATGAGAGGCGACGGCGCGTTGAGAACCTGACTGATGTAGACCTCATCGCCCCACTTCTTCAGGAACAGCAGGTCTAACTTAGCGTTCGCGCGGAAGGCTTCCTTTGCGGAAGCGTAGAACGCTTTGAACCGCACGGCTCCTTCCAACAGCGCGGTCTCAACCGCGTAAGCAGTTGCGGAAGCAGGGGGCATTTGCCCCATCAGGATTTCGTTGATACCGCTTATCTGCGTCGCTAACTGCATAAGAGCCTGTTCTTCCTGCAGTATGCCCCCAAACTGTTGAGGCATAAGCAGAACATCTATATCCTGCGGGGTCTCAACAGGTATCTTCATCCCCGCGCTGAAACTGTCTATCTTCTGCGCCGTGCTACCCTTGCGCACTTTGAAGATAGGTAGGTTGGTGAGCAGGTGGTTGTCCAACCGCAGGTTGTGCAGTTCGGTGATTTCTTCCTCAAACGGCTCCAACATCTGCCCCAACCCTGTGCCGAAGATGGTAGCAGACGGCATAACAGTATAGATGACATACGGGAAGATGGGGAACGGATACTGCTCTTTTCGTAGATAAAGATTGAAGCGGGGCAGGTAGTGGATGTGGTAGTATTGTCCTTCGTAGTAGTAGATGACCCTATACAGGTCTACTATCCCTGCTCCCGTAGCAGTGGTCTCTACCCGCAAGGGGTGTTGGTCGGGGATGTTGGAAGGAGACCCCCACAGGCGGTCTAAGACCTCATCAGGCAACCCGTATTCGTCTATCAGATACTTTAGACTGACTGTCTCCTTGTGCCCGACGGCGATAACGCCTTGAAGCGTCGGCAGTTCGGGGTAGACGATGAAGTTCTCCAACGGAACATAGCGCAGATAGGGGTAGGGCGTGCTAACCTCAACATCGTTAGCAGGCTTTATCATCATCTTGTACCCTACCCCTGTACCCAACAGCACCGCGTCGGTGATGACCTTGTACCACTCCTTCATCGGCTGTTTCTTCTGATAGTGATGAAGAAGCAGTTCCAAGTCGTTCGTCGCCGAAACAGTGCGGACAGGGCGGACAAGAATGTACGGCTCGGACGAAAAGTGAGTAAGTAGCAGACGCTCCACTACCGACTGACAGATGTACCGCACTATGGGGATGACGATGTTGCTACCCCCCTCTATCGGCGGTTGCCGTTGCACTTG